TATTCCCTATCATATTGATGAATCGAAAAATGTTGTCATTCCAAAAGAATATAGTGGTCGAGCTTCAGTCTGCTGCTCATAATATAATAAGAGAGTCTTTGTACTTTTTTTAATTTTAGCTTGAAGCAATACGTCCTCTCACGTCGTAAATTACTCTGCATCGACCTCTTCTGCCTGCCCGGATTCTCTAAATATGTATGACCCTGATTGCCACCAATTAGAAATTAACAGTTACCCTCATTTAGCTCTGTCTAAATTCAGAGGTTATTAATATTCAACTAAAGGGAGACGATAGCTGAATAACGAGAACAAAGCTGCCGGCACATGACCTGCAGCTTCATTGCGTTAACCGACAGTTTTCTTGAGTTCTTTGGGGGTCGATAACAAATGGATGAATACCTTGAATTTGTAATGAGAAAAGCAAAAGAAAATAATAAAGTATTCGTATTAGAGAGCGGTGAAGGGAGGGATTACAACGACCCAGTAACTGGATGGTATGTTGAAGATTTAAGTGGCTGGTTGGTTAATGAAGAATTAGCAGAAGAACTTTTACTAGAAACACGGAGTGAAGAAACATACGACAAATTTGCCGATTACTACGTATTTGTTACATGGTCGAAGAACGAAAGGGATGGAATAGAAGTAGACTTTAAGTTTGTTGGTCGAAACTGGTTTCTGTAAGACCATGCCTTCTGCGAAAGGATTTTTCTACCGGTCAGAAATAACTACCCTGTTGATAAGCTCTTGCGTGAATAACAACGCAAGCGCAATAATCCAGCACAAGAATGAAGCCAGGGGGTTATTATAAAGTAATTTCAGGGCTTGTAAGGAAGGAGGTTTGTATGGGTTTAGACTTCTTGGTATATGACGTTAGCAGCCGGCTCCTTTCAATGTATGAAATGGATGAAGAGTTACATAAAGATATATTTTCATCCGGTCAACGATGGGCGAGTTACTCATATCTCAGAAAACTACACGACTATTACCGTACTAATGTGGAGTTTAGTGGGAAAACACTTGATGGTTTGATTAATGATTTGAATAACTATAAGCCCTTGATATCCGAAAAACACCATATAGCTGTTCAGTTGTTGTTGGATGCTGTATCGGATAAAAAGGTTCATAAAGTCCGGATTAATGGTGATTAGCATTAAGCTACCGGAAGACTATAGTGCAATAATCAGGGAGCAGACGCCGCGTGGCAACTGCTCCCTTCTTGTCATCCTACATCATGAAAGCAACCAGGTACGGATGTGACGGAACAAGTCACTAGCTTTGCTCAACAGCAGAGATTGATGAAAGGAGGTTGATTCCAATGTAGCGCTAAACGCACGAGAATCAATTCTGAGACACGGGCTGTATTGGGTAAACCAGGGAGATACGAGTTCTCAAAAGACTCCCCCCCTGCCTTAAAAGCTGTCTAGGGGCCTCTTCCGGACCGACGGGGCCTCGCGTGTAAAAAAAATTCCCTAAATGAAAATTCCGAAAAATTAGGGAGGGATGATGATGGGAGGACGACGACGGGAGCCGATTGATCTCCTCCTGTATAAAGGGAAAAAGAACCTGACCAAACAGGAGATCGAAGAGCGCCAAGCTCAAGAGGTCAAAGCGCCTAGCGACAAAGTGAAGCATCCGAATTACCTGCCCAAGGACCTCCGAAAAGAATTTAAAAAAATCTCTGACGAGCTTATGCGGATCGGCATCATGACAAACCTTGATGTGGATGCGCTGGCTCGATTTTTGTATGCCCGGAAGATGTACCTGCAGCTCACCGCGGAACTGCTGGACACGCCTCCCACCATACACCGGCGAAGGGAACTGCGCGATCCAGAAGGTGCAGTCATTGGTGTGGATGAGTGGACCGATTCCAATGAGACGTACTCCGAACTGCTGCTTATGCAGGACAAGCTGTTTAAGCAGTGCAGACAATCGGCCTCCGACCTCGGACTGACGATCTCCTCCAGATGCCGGCTTGTGATTCCAAAGGATAAGGGGTCAGACGGACCGAGTGAGATGGAGAAGCAAGGGTTTGGCGATGTCTAATGCTGAGGCAGTATCTAATTGACTACAGCTTAGACGTTATCGACGGTGAAGTCATCGCCTGCAAGAAGCATAAATGGGCATGCATGCGGTTCCTCCGGGATATCGAGCAAGAAGGGACGGAGGAGTTCCCTTACATTTTCGATGAAGACCGGGCGATGCGGTTCTTCCGGTGGATGAACCTTTTTCGGCACACGAAAGGCGTATTGAAGGGGCAGCGCATTGAGCCTCATGAAATCCAGTACTTCATATTTGGCAACATCTACGGCTGGATCCACATGGACACCGGTTACCGGCGGTTCAATAAGGGATATTGGCAGGTAGCCCGCAAGAATGCCAAGTCTCAGAGTAACTCTTGTGTTGCCTCTTATGAGGCTTCTGCATTCGGGGAGGCGATGGCGGAGGTTTACTGCGCTGCAACCAAGCGTGAACAGGCAAAGATCGTATGGTCTGAAGCCGATTACATGATTAAACAGTGCCCTGATTTGAAGGGTAAGTTCAAAACTTCTTACGACATTATCAGGCATCTAAAAAGCAACTACATCATCAAGCCCCTGAGCCAGGAGGACAAGAAGAAGGGCGACGGCCTTAATCCGCAGTGCGGCATCATTGACGAATACCATGCTCATGATACGGATGAGATGCTGAACGTCATCGACTCCGGTATGATCGCCCGGGCGCAGCCGTTGATCTTTATCATCACCACAGCCGGCACGAACCTCAACAGCCCATGCTACCGCACCGAGTATCAATTTGTTTCCCGGCTGCTCGATCCTGATGACCCCACCGAGGTTGAATCCTATTTTGCCATGGTGAACGAGCTTGACAAGGATGAGGACGGAAACCTGATCGATGACATCAAGGATGAGTCGGTTTGGGTTAAGGCCAATCCCATTGCATGCTCTTATCCCGAGGGCATTCGGAAGATGAGATCCCGGCTGAAAGAAGCGCTCGAGAAGCCGGAGATGATGGAAGACTTCATGACGAAAAACATGAATGTTTGGATGAGTCATCCCAAAAAGCAATACATGAACATGGAGAAATGGGCGGCATGTGGGATCACCAAACGCAAAAAATTGGCACCCGAGGAGCAGCTGCCGGACGTTATTGGCCTGACCTGTTATGCAGGTGTGGACATGTCCATGAAGATTGACTTGTCCTCGGTTGGCTTTGTGGTTCCTCTTTCCTCCGGCAGCTTTTACATTGCCCAGCACTCCTTTATCCCAGAAGAAACGCTGGAAAAAAAGAAACGGACAGACAAGGTACCGTATGACCTCTGGATTCGCAAAGGGTGGTTAACCGTAATCCCTGGACCGGTGGTCGATCAAACGGCAATCGAGGCCTACATGGTCGAGGAGGAAGAGCGAAGGGGATGGATGATGAGGGAAATTTGCTATGACCCTTACGCAGCGACCCAGTTTGCTCAAAATATGTCCGATCGAGGCTACGAAATCATCGAGATTCGGCAAGGGATACAGACGCTTTCTGAGCCTACCAAGGAGTTCAGGGAGAATGTGCTGCAGAAACGCATCATTCATGGAGACGATCCTGTTCTTACCTGGGCACTCGGCAATGCCGTAACCAAGTCGGATGACAAGGAAAATTTGATGCTGGATAAGGCCAAATCCACCAACCGGATTGACCCTATTGCGGCGGTCATGAACGCCTTTGTCCGCGCTCGGGTGGCCTCCCCATCAAGTGGAGGAGTTGAGGTCTGGACGTTCTGATCGAATAAAGCAGCTGGCATAACCGCGGGGGAAAGGAGGAGGAAAATGGGACTTATACAGCGGATCAAGTCGTTGTTTGGAACCAGGAGTCAAACGATGACCAAGTCACTGGGTGAGTTTGAAAAGTGGTTTAATCCACATAACATCTTTGATCGGTCCGGACAGCTGGATGCCACCAATGAAACGATATTCTCAGCGGTGTCCCGGTTGTCGAACTCGATGGCGAGTCTGCCACTTAAGCTATACCGGGAATACCAGCCAGTACGCAGCCCGATTGCCCAGCTGCTTGAGTACGGTCCGAACCCGAACATGACGGGATTCGATTTCATCAGAACACTTGAGGCTTTCCGCAACACGCGCGGGAATGGCTATGCCCTGATCGAAAGGGACAGCAGGTATCAGGTGAAGGCGCTGTGGCTGCTGAATCCTAAGAAGGTCAAGCCGGTACAGGAGAGGACGACCAAGGAGCTCTGGTATGAAATTGAGGGCGAGGACGGACTTTACTATGTCCATAATATGGACATGATTCATGTGAAGCACTTCCATACCCTGGGCTATGAAGGCATCTCGCCCCTCGATGTGCTTCGGAATACCATCAATTACGATTCACAGGTGAAGCAGTTCAGCTTAAGCCAGATGGAAAGCGGCATTAAGGCCTCGTTCATCTTGAAGCTGAATAATGGCTTGCTTAATGATGACAAGAAGAAGGCCCTGCTGAAAAACTTCAGTGATTTCTACGCCAAGAATGGAAGTGGAGTCATCGTCATGGACTCCGGCCAGGATCTGAAGGAACTGAAGCAGGATATCATCGATCTCAAAGTCTTTGAGGTGGAGCGAATTACCCGGTCCCGGGTAGCTGCCGTGTTCAGCATGCCGCCGCATATGCTCGGGGATTTCTCGCAAACCTCCTTTTCGAGCATGGAGCAGCAGAGTCTTGAGTACGTGCAGATTACACTTCTGCCGATTGTCCGGATGTATGAACAGGAGTTCAACCGAAAGCTACTCACATCAAGCGATCAGTATTCGGGGACCGGATTCAAGTTCAATATGAATGGCTTACTCCGCGGCGACACACAGACACGCGGAGAATTTTATTTTAAGGGCATTCGTTCCGGATGGTTCACTCCAAACGAGGTCAGGGCTTTTGAGGAGTTGCCGCCGCAGGCCGGCGGGGACAAGCTGTTCCTGAGCGGTGACCTGTACCCTCTGGATACCCCTTTGGAGGCGAGAAAGGGGGTGAAAACAGAGTGAAAAGATCCATTTTTGAGTTCAAAAATGCCTCAAATAACACCGGAGATGTCTATATTTACGGCGATATTGTCTCTTATCAGTGGGATGAGAGCGATACGACAGCCCAGAGCTTTAGAGATGGGCTGCAGGGTCTTGGTGATGTGAAGACCTTGAATGTGTACATTAACTCACCTGGCGGATCCGTATTTCAGGGGCAGGCGATTCACACGATGCTGCAGCGGCACAAGGCTCACGTCAATGTCCACGTGGACGGGGTGGCTGCAAGCATTGCAAGTGTCATCGCGATGGCGGCGGACACCATTTACATGCCCAAAAATGCCATGATGATGATCCATAACCCCTGGACCTATGCCGCCGGAAACGCCAAGGACCTTCGGAAAGTGGCAGATGACCTCGAACAAATTGCCCAGAGCATCATTGAGGCTTACCTCTCGAAGACAGGTGAGAAGATGAGCAGGGAGCAGCTGGTCGATCTCCTTGATGCGGAAACGTGGCTGACCTCTCAGGAGTGCTACGACTACGGTCTTTGTGATCAGATCGTGGATTCGGTAGAAATCGCCGCCAGCATCAATTCAGAGCAGCTTTCCAGGTACAAAAACGTGCCAAAAACGCTCATTTCTGCTATGAAACGGCCTCAAAACAGCCCAATGAGTCAGCTTCAGCGTGAGATCATGATCGCCGAGTCCAAGGAAAACATCGAAAAAATAAATCGTGTTCTGGGGGTTTGAAACCTATGTCCAAAAGACTGTATGAACTGAAAGAAAAGCTTGCCACGGTGGGCGACCAACTGAAAAACATCGAGGGTCAGCTGGTCGAGAGGCTCGCCAACCCAGCGGTTGCGATGTCGGAGATTCACGACCTCAAGAACTCCAAAACTGACCTGCAGGAACGTTTCAATCTGCTCAAAGAACAGCATGACAAGGAAGAAGCGGAGCTCCGGGCCTCCCTCAGGCGTGAAAATCCAGTCTCTGCAGCGAATACGGACAAGGAAAGGCTCATCGCGGCAAAGGCGGAATTTATTCGGGCGTCCATTCAAGGGCGGCCGGTTGCGGAGGAAGCACTGAGCACATTGCGTGCTCTGCCAAGCCCCAACCCTTCCGGCGGCGATAAGTTTCTCCCGACGACGATGTCCAATGAACTCATCTCTGAGCCACTGGTAAAGAATCCACTCCGTGAAGTAATCAAAGTATCCAATATCAAAGGGCTCGAGCTTCCGAAAATTGCATTTACGCTGGATGATGACGACTTCATTACAGACGAGCAGACAGCCAAAGAGCTCCAGCTGACCGGTGACACCGTATCTTTCGACCGGCACAAATTTAAAGTCTTTGCGAGCATTCCGGACACGATCGTTCACGGATCGGACCTGGAGCTGGTGAACTACGTCGAAAGTGCCCTCCGTTCAGGTTTAGCAGCCAAAGAGAAGAAGGTTTCCTTCACAACCACGCCGAAGGCTGGCGAAGAGCACATGAGTTTCTACTCGGCGCAGAACAACATCACCAAGGTGCCCGGCGGCAACCTTTACGACGCGATCCAGAATGCAATTGCGGATCTGCATGAAGATTACCGGGAGACCGCCAAAGTTGCGATGAGGTTCTCCGATTATATGTCCATCGTCAGAACTCTCGCCGGTAACAACGCATCTTTCTACGATGCACCACCAGAACGAATTCTGGGCAAGCCTGCTCTCTTTTCCGATTCCGCGGTCAATCCGATCGTCGGTGACTTCCGTTATGCGCAGTTGAATTACGACGGAGACATCATCTATGAAACGGACAAGGATGTAAAGAAAGGTGAATATCTCTTCGTCCTGACGGCGTGGATTGACCAGCACATGCTGCTCAAGTCCGCCTTCCGAATCGCAAACGTCGTGGCAACGCCATAGGAAGGGTGAGCGGTATTGCTGGTCCTGGATCAAGAAGAACTGAAGACATACCTGCGGGTGGATGGGAGCGAGAATGATGGATTTCTCGCTCTTTTGGTTCATTCGGCCAAAGAATACCTGAAGGACGCCGGAGTCCCTGAGTCATCAAGCCCAAGGTACAAACTGGCCGTTATGATCCAGGTGGCTCTGAACTACGACCGGGACGGCAATGCGGCCATGGAGAAGTCCCTGGAAAGCCTGATCACTCAACTAAGGGTAGGTGAACCAAGTTATGGCGGGAACGAGCCAGAAAACATCCTCGAAGGGCTCGGTGGAGACGGAATATAGGGTGCTGATCGAGTTCATTGACCGAGATCAAGTTTACTATGCAGCCGATGCCGTATATACAACGCGCGATCAAGCAAGGGCGGAGTACCTCATCCAGCTCGGATTTCTGGAACCACCTGCTGCTGCAGCAAATCCGCCGGCGCCAGCGGTGGAGCAGACAGCAGCGACAGTGAACAATGAACCCGGGCAAGTATAACCGGCGCATTCAGATCCTCCAGCCAGCCCGGGGCGAAGACAACGAAGGACTGCCGGTCTTCACCTGGTCGGAGTACCTGAGTCTCTGGGCGGCGATCAATCCCCTCAGAGGCCGGGAATACTTTCAGGCTGCGGCGATCAACCAGGAGAACACCCTGCGGATAGAAATCCGGTACCGGACAGGACTGACGAGTGAGATGCGGGTGCGGTATGCCGGCAAAACCTACGACATTAGCGCCATCATTGATCCGAATGAGGCCCACAGAGAACTTCATCTGATGTGTCTGGAGGTGCAGGAGCATGGCGGAAATGAAACTAGATGGCATGGAGGAGCTAGTTAAACGGCTGCAGGAGATGGGGCGGAAGGGTGCGACTATTGAGAGGTCCGCGCTGCAGGCCGGCGCTGAGGTCATCCGCCAGGCCGCGAGCAAGCGCGCCCCGCGGAGTAACGACAGCGGCCCTCACTTGGCGGATAACATCACGATCAGCAGGATCAAGAGCAGCCAGGGCATGAAATACGTGCTTGTTGGTCCGCAGAAAGGCGATAATTCTGTATTCTTCTATGGCAAATTCCTCGAATGGGGCACCAGTAAGATGGCGGCGAGGCCGTTCCTGGGACCGGTTGCCGCGGAAAAGCAGGGAGAAGTGATCCAACAAATGAAGCAGGCGATCAAGGATGGGCTGGGCTTATGATCAATATCAAACCGGAAGTTTTGGAAGCTCTTCGTACCGACGAAGAGCTTCTTTTATTGCTCGGGGCCCCCCGGGTATACCAGCTGGTTGCACCCGAGCCGGATAAGTTTCCAAGGATTACGTTTTTTGAAATGAGCAATTTTGATAAGGATTTTGCCGATGACTCCGCCATCTCCAGCCAGATTATCATTCAAGTGGACATATGGAACAAGACAAGCACTTCAGGCATAGCGGATCGGGTGGACGCAGTCATGAAATCCCTTGGATTTGGTCGTTCGGGCTCAGCGGACCTCTACGAGAATGACACCGGCATTTTTCACAAAGCAATGAGATACACAACAACAAGGGAGGCCTAACCATGTCTGGAGGAGTTCGCATCGGTCTAAAGGACCTGCACATCGCCAAACTGCTTAGCGATGACATTGCGGGCGCTGTGTACTCGGTACCCAAGAAGTATTCAGGCGTAATTAGCGCAAAAATCACTCCAAGTTCTACGACTGAAACGCTGTATGCAGACGATGGAGCAGCTGAAACGGCAACGGCCCTGGGGGAAATTACCGTTGAGATCAATCTCAAGGATCTGACACTGGATCAGCAGGCAGAACTTCTTGGGGGTACGATTATCGACGGTATCCTGGTAAAAAAGGATTCCGATACAGCACCGTACGTGGCCGTTGCATTCCGTTCCAAAAAGTCGAACGGAAAATACCGATTTAAATGGCTGCTAAAAGGCAGATTCAGCCTGCCTGCTGAGGAATACAAGACGCAGGGTGACAAGCCCGAGTTTCAAACACCGGTAATCAGCGGAGTATTCGTCAAACGCGAGTTTGATGGTTGGTGGGAAGTGACCGGGGATGAGGATATGCCTGGGTTCACTCTGGCGGATGTCTGGTTCAACAAAGTGTATGCTCTCGGTGATAAGGGAGGATCGGGCTCTGCCTCTGGTGTTCCGGTATTTATCACCCCGAATCAGGTTGTTATTCAATAACAAATCAAAAGGATGGTGCATTAACAATGCCGGCTCAAAATAAAACCCTTGCAGTTGATGGCGGAGGGAAGTATCCAGTACCGCAGTATTTCAACCCCTTGACCGATACCTTCGAGCCTTTGCATGGACGGGACGGAGCTTCGGACGTAAATGTGAAGGGCAGTTCGGCGATCAAAGATGGAGTCATTTCCATATCAGCTCCCGGAGTGAGAGTTCAATTGCCCAACATTCCGTGCCGGGAAATCACGGTGATCGCACGTAAAAACAATACGGGCACGATCTATGTTGGATCCGAAACCGTCTCGGCAAACTCCTTCGCCGCAGAGCTGGATAAGAAAGATGCGATTACGCTGCCGGTGAGCAATGCGAGTATGCTTTGGATTGATGCTTCCGTAGCTGGAGAGGGGATCTCGTATGTCGCGCTTTAAGCCTTGGCCGGGTACAACTGCGAATCCAGGGGGAGGTACAGGGAACGGATCTCTTCCGCGAAGTTATGAAGGCATCGAAGTGGTTTGGTGGGGCAATTCCATCATCGAGGGGCAAGGCTTAACGGACCCGCAAAAGTTTCAAACACAGCTTGGCAAATTGAACGGCATGGTGAATCGAAGCTATGGGTACCCGGGTAAACCGTGGGGTTATAAAGGGACGGGCACCGACGATACGATCTACTCAAACAGGGCTCTGCTTCCGAAAACGGCAAAGCTCTACGCTATGTATGGAGGCGGCAATGACAATCGGTTAAATATCCCGCGGGGTAATGTGGATGACATGGTAAACACCACATTCGCTGGAGCAATCAACCTGGGTATCGTTTATATCAAGACGAATATGCCCGGGGCCAAGATCGTCCTGATTACATCCCTGCAGCGCAATGGTGGAGATGATGGAACGGGCAAACCGATCACCGGCACAACATTGAACGATCTGAAGCTGAGCCTGATTGATTACAACAATATGATTTTGGCGATCGGGCAAAAGCACGATATCCCGGTCTGGGACCTGTACAACTGCGGGATCAATAATGCAAGCATTCCCAAATACATGCAGTCGGATGGGGTTCATTTAAATGCCCAGGGAGCGGCCAAAGTGGCGCTGTGTGGGTACGGGTTCTTTGAAACCATTGATTTGTCGATAGCTTCACCACCGGCTGACACTACGGCGCCGTCAGTTCCAGGCAAACCAACATTGACGAGCAAAACCCACAACAGCATAACGATCGCTTGGGCAGGTTCTACGGATGCGGTGGGTGTTACTGGTTACATCGTAACGGGTGGACCAAGTCCTGTAAACGTCACAGGCACTTCAGTAACCATTCCAGGACTGACTCCGGAAACGAACTATACGCTTTCCGTTAAAGCTAAGGATGCAGCGGGGAATGTATCAGCGGCTTCAGAGGCTCTATCTGTGAAAACCGATGCGGCCCCAACGGGTGGCGGCGGAACGGTTGCCTCCTACTATGAAAATACATTTACCGGTGCAGATGGATCCGCAAATGGGCAAGTTGCAGAAAGCGGACAGGCCACCAACACCGCAACCGCAGTAACTGCGGCAAACTGGGTCATCGAAAGCAATCGGATGAAATATTCCGGTACTACAGGCGACCGGATTATTATGTCTACCTCCGCCCCCGGTGGGGATTACACAACCGAGGCTCAGATCTATCCTGCAGGAGGAAAAGCAGGCGTAGTGTTCCGAGCGAACGATGGAACGGAATATATGTGGGTTCGCTTCGATCCGGCGGGCAATGCAGGTGAAGAAATCAAGATGTTTAAGAAGCACGAATCAACGGGAGCCAATACGCAGATCGCTGCGGGGCCGGCTACGATCAATACGGCAGGTTCAAATGTCGTAAAAATTGTCTGCGCCGCGAACAACATCAAAGTGCTTGTAGATGGTAATCAAGCGATCAACTATACGCTGACAGCTGCAGAACTAGCAAAATACGGTGACAACACGGGAATCGGTCTGTATGCCGGCGGTGAGAATGCTTCTTCTTGGGAGTACCTTAAATCGTATTCCAACTAATACTTTCGACAAGTGGGGCGCGACGGCGCCCCTATTTTTCTTGGGAGGGCCACATATATGAAGCTCGAGCTGAGAGTTGGCGAAGAAACAATAACGTTTACGGTCCCCTTTGTGAGCGGCCGGATGCTCCGGAAAACACTCGAAATCTCCAAAAACACGAATTTCAATAACGTTACGCTTGAAGCACTAGATGAACTGGTGCTTTTTGTCGTCGAACTCTTCAAAAATCAGTTTTCGGTGGATGAGTTTTATGATGGCATCGAAGCCCACAAGCTGCTCCAAACCGTGATGGACTGCATCCATCAAGTCACCGGTCAAGCCGCAAAAGCACTGGAGCCCCTGAGCGACCCAAACGCATAGAGGGAGACGTAGACCCCACCGACACCATCAAGGAGGTTTACGTCTCTCTCCTGGACAGCGGCTGGACCCTCGAGACCATCGACAACATGGACATCATCCACTATTTCGAGCTACTTGCATTTAGGGTGAAGCCGAAAGAAGCCCCAATGGGATACATCGATCACATTTTCTAGCGAAAGGGGGTGAGGAAACAACATGGCAGAGGAAGAAGCCGGCAGTGTGGTCGTCAAGGTCGGGATGGACGGCACCGGATTTCAAAACGGCATAAGCAACATCAACCGGCAGCTGAGGCTCGTGCAGAGTGAGTTCGCCGCGGCCAGCGCCAAGCTCGGGGACTTCGGGAACAGCGCGGAAGGGCTGAAGCTGCAGTCCGACGCGTTATCCAAGCAGATGAGCCTGCAGCAGCAAAAGGTGGACGCCCTGCAGAAAGCCTATGAAAAGGCGGCAGAAAGCAAAGGGAAGGACGCCAAAGCCACCCAGGAGCTTGAGATCAAGCTCAACAAGGCCAAGGAAGAGCTGGCTAAGACCGAGAAGAAGCTCGAATCGGTCAACGAGGAGATCGAAAAGCAGAATAACCGCTGGAACAAGCTGTCTAATACGCTCAATGATATCAGGGACCGATTTCAGGCGGTCGGAGATCAGTTGTCCGGCATTGGCGGCATGCTCAGTGCCACACTGACCACGGCGCTCGCCGGCATTGGGGTTGGGGCGGTTGGCGCCGCAGCTGATATGGACAAGAGTGCTGGGAAAATGCAGGCCAGCCTGGGTTTGACGGCAGAAGAGGCCGATAAGCTCAGCTCGACTGCTCAAAACCTTTGGAAGGACGCCTTCGGGGAGAGCATGGAGGATGTGACTCAAGGCCTCATCACTGTAAAGCAGAACATGCAGGGGCTTGATGACGGCAGCCTCGAAAAGGTTACAAAGGATGCCTTCACCTTAAGAGACGCCTTTGGCGCTGAGGTCAATGAAACCACCCGAACAGCAGCTGTCCTGATGAAAAACTTCGGGATCGACGGCTCCACGGCTATGGACCTGATTACCGTCGGGTTTCAAAAGGGCGGAAACTTCAGCGACGAACTGTTGGATACGATGCGCGAATATGCTCCGCAGTTCAAGTCAATGGGGATCGGTGCTGACGACATGCTCGGCATTCTTATCAAGGGAGCAGAAACGGGGGCATTCAACCTCGATAAAGTCGGTGACGCACTGAAAGAGTTCAACATCCGTGCCAAGGATGGAAGTGAGCTCACTTCTCAGGCTTTCGCCGCGCTTGGCTTTAATGCTGATGAAATGAGCGCTAAATTTGCCGCAGGCGGTGAGACAGGGAAGACGGCATTCCAGGCCGTCACCGTGGCTTTAGCCGGCCTGCAGGACCCCTTAACGCGCAACGCGATCGGTGTTGCGCTCTTTGGCACGCAGTGGGAGGACCTCGAGTCAAAGGTCGTTACTTCCATGGCCACAGGGATCGGCTCCGTAACGGGATTCCAGGGGGCCACCCAGCGGGCGGGGGACGCTCTGAGGGATAACCTCGGTGTCAGGGCAACCAAGGTATGGAGGGAGTTCCAGACGGCCCTGCAGCCCCTCGGGGAGATGATGATCAGCCTGGCCGAAGAAATCCTTCCGCAGGTCAGCGCTGCAGTGCAGTCCCTGACGCAGTGGTTCTCCAACCTTTCGCCAGGCGGTCAAAAGCTCACGCTGGTGCTAGGGGCGATCGCCGCGGCAGCCGGCCCTGTCGTGATGATCGTTGCTCAAATGGTGGGGGCCGTCACTACCCTCATTGGCGCCTTCTCTGCGGCTTCCGGGGCGATCGCAGCCGCCGGCGGAGTGATGGCGGTGATCACCGGTCCGATCGGCATTACGATTGCCGCGATAGCGGCCTTGGCCGCGGGTGCCTACCTGGTTGTGAAGAACTGGGATCAGATCAAGTCGTTCTTCTCGGGACTCGGCTCCTGGCTATCATCGTATTTCAGCAATCTCGTGAGCACCGTCACCACATACGGCCAGTTCATCATGACCGGCCTGATGGCAGGCATCAACAGCAAGCTGCAGCCGGTGATCAACATGATCACGGCGGTGGCCAATGGCATCTCTAGTGCCTTCCGGCGGATCATGGGCATCCACTCCCCGTCAAAGGTGATGGAGGAATACGGCCAATATATCGATGAGGGGCTTGTGCAGGGGATGGCCTCCGGGCAGGACTCGGTGCTCGAGCAAACCCAGAATATTGCCGATGGCATCAAACAGACGATGGAGAAGAACATCGGCATGCTGAACAAGCTCGGTGAGGCCATCGTCGGAGCTCTCCGAAAGCAGTATGAGGAAATGGAGAGCATCCAAACCGCGGCGCTGGACAAGCAGCTCGAGAATGAGAAGAAGGCCTCAGACGAGCGGCAAAAGGTCTACGACAAAGAGTACGCTGAAAAGCTGAAGCTCATTGACGAAGAGACCTATAACAAGGTCAAGGCCGTTCAGGATCAGATCGAAAGCATCGACAGCCAGACGACCAACGAGGAGAAAGCCTTAAAGGCCCAGGAGCAGCAGACACGGCTCGCCGAGCTGCAGAAAAAGATCGCGGCTGCCGAGACCGCGGAGGAACGGGCTCGCCTGCAGGAAGAGCTGAGCAGCACCATTGCAAAGTATGAACGGGAGCAGCTGCTCGAGCAGAGGAACAACCAGAAGGAGGCCCTGAAAAAACAGATCGAGGGACTGAAAGAAGCATCCGCTGAGCAGAAGGAGATGCTGAAGGCCGATCTGGACAGCAAGAAGGAGCAGGAGAAGCTGCGGGCCTCGCAGGTGGAAGAGTCGCTGAAGGCGGAAAAGGATGCAGTCAAAAAGCACTTTGACGAACTGACAACACAAGAAAGCCTGCAGATGGAAGCCCGTAAGCTGGTGATCGATAAGAACAATCAGGAAATCGTCGACTTGCTCCAGAAATACAACCCGAGTTGGCAGAACGCGGGCCAATCCTTTGCTGACAGCCTGGTCAATGGGCTCAATTCTGAAAAGCAGAGCATTGCCGATGCCGTTGGCAAAACCATCGATCTGCAGCCCATGGTTCAGAAGCAGATGGGTGTGCTCGATGAGCTGCAGAAGAAGATTGCCAGCCTGCAGCAGACCGAAAAAGCAGAATCCGGCGCAGGGGGTGCTGAAGAATCTCCCTTCCCGGACTCGGGCGACTTTGCGGGCGGTGGCGGCGGGGACATCGGCGGTCTTGGTGCAGCCGCGGACAACACCTCAGCCAAGATCGAGGGACTGATGCAAACCACCGCAACCCTGCAGCAGGATCTTACGGGCAACTTCGTCCCTTCAGTGCAGGGCATCAGCGGGGTATGGAATGAAGTCATGACTTCCTCGAGTAATGTGTGGGGGCAGATCGCCGGCTATCTCACCCAGACATGGGCTGGCATTGCCGGTCAAGCACAGCAGGTGTGGTCAGGGATCACCAGCTTCTTCACATCTTCATGGAACTCGTTTCTGTCCGTCGCCACCTCGGTGAGCAATGGCATCCACACGGGTGTGACCGATACCTGGAACAATATTTCTTCTCACATTAATTCGGTTGTGTCCGAGATCGTCGGCACCGTGATGACGATTTTCGGTGGGATGAGCGGAGGCATTTCGTCGGTGTTCAGCGGTATTGAATCGATCATCTCGGGCAGCTGGACTGTCATTAAAAATGTAACTCTCGGTTCGATCCTCTTGCTGCTGGACCTTGTCACCTTCAATTTTACCGAACTGACCTCTCATGCCGGACAAATTTGGGAGAACCTTAGAACAGCCTTCCGGTTGATTTGGGACGGCATCCAGCAGATCTTTACCGGCGCCCTGGAAACACTCAAAGGCGGCTTGGCTGCTGCCTGGGGACTGATGAAGGCGGACCTGATCCAGAGTTGGAATGAGGCGGAGGCTTATCTTTCCACGCTGTGGGTCAATGTCGCTGCCCAAGCCAGTACGGGCTGGACGGACTTCAAAACGTCAGTCACCAAGCTGGTGGAGGAGACGATCAGCAGCACCCGGGCCAAGTGGGATGAACTTCTGACCTGGTTTGGAGAGCTTCCCGAGAAGCTCAAAGGGTATGCTGAAAACATGTTCCGGTCCATGCGCGATGGATTCAACAACACGGTGAACGAGGTAACGAGTGCCGTCAGAACGGGTCTGGAAGGAGCCTTTGATTTTATTAAGAAGCTGCCGGATGAGGCACTGCAGTGGGGCAAGGATATCATCGAAGGGTTGATTAAAGGCATCCGATCAGCAATCGGGTCCGTTAAAGCCGCGATGGACAGCGTTGCAAGCACCGTGAAGGGCAGCATTACCGGCGCATTAGGCATCCGGTCGCCTTCCCGGGTGATGATGGAATACGGCGGATTCACAACGGAGGGGTTTGCGCTTGGGATGAGGGGCGGACTGAGCCGTGTGGCCAGTGCGGCACGAACGATCGCCAGCGCGGCTTTTCCTAAGGTGGAGTTGCCGAATATGGCGGCGCCGGCGGGCAGAACGGCAGCGCCAGCGGCTGCGCCAAGCAGCTTTGTGCAGAACCTTACCATCAACTCTCCGCAGCCACTCTCTCCGGCTGAAACAGCTCGGCTGAATGCGCGGGCCAGCCGGCAGCTTGCGATGGGATGGGGGTTAGACGGTGCGTAAGATCACCTTCACAAACGCGAATAAAGAGAGCATCGAACTGTTGAGCGCCGGGCCGTATTTCTTAACGAAGCTTGAGGGGGTAGGTGCGGTCCGGACAGCGGTTCAGCTCAATAAATCGCCTTATCAAGACGGTCAGACCTACCTTGGCAACACCCTTGATGTTCGTGAGATCACGATCGAGGGCTCCATCGTGCCCGGGGCAGTGACTGTGGAGGAGAGGCGCCGGACCTTGATGCGCGTACTCAATCCAAAGCTTGGTCTGGGGATCGTTCGGTATGAGGATGCAGGCGGGGCAAAGGAGATCCGGGCGATTGCGGAGGAGTCGCCGGTTTTCCCGGATAAGCAGCATGGGATCTATCAGAAGTTTCTGATTTCCTTCCTCTGCCCGGACCCGGCCTTTTATGATTCGAAAATCGTAAAGGTCAATCTGGCCTCTTTCACAGGCGGTCTCTCCTTTCCGTTTCGATTCCCGATCAGCTTTGGGCGCGTCGGCCAATTCATGATGCTCAACAACCGCGGGGACCTGGACGCCCCGGTGTTTATCACCTTTCTCGGGCCGCTGAAGAACCCTGTGCTTGAGAACAAGACCACGGGGCAGATGATCAAGCTGGTACAGGAGATCCCAGAGGGGCACCGGCTTGAGATTAATACGGCCTTCGGCCAGAAGACGGTGACTAAGATTGCTGAGGATGGCACTCGGTCCAACGCGTTTCACTGGGTGGCGCCGGAGTCCGAATTCTGGGGGCTGGTACCGGGAGAAAACGAAATTTCCTATCAGGCTACAGAGGAATCAAAGTTTGGGGCCGTGACCCTGGAATACCAGCCGCGATACTTGGGGGTGTAGCAGTGAACAAAAATCCTGTCCTCATCTTTGATCCGGAGCTTCGCTATCTAGCACAGATCGATAATTACGAATACCTGCAGTGGACACGCCGCTGGCGTAACCCACACACCTGGGAGCTGCAGATCAACCGAAATAAAACCAATGCCGAGTACCTGCAGGCCGACAATTTCATTGCAGTAAAACGCGGGGGCAAGTGGCGTGCAGGCATTATCGCGCACAGGGAACTGCCGCTGACACAGGAAGGCAAGCTTTCGGAAACGTGGACTGTGAAAGGACGCGATTTCTCCGGGGTCTTTCTTGAACGTCTGGCTCTGCATATGACGGATACGGGCAGTGGGTACGATGAACAGCGAGGCATCGCGGAACAGGTGATGAGGCATTACGTGAAGGCGAACTGCATTGAGCCGAGTAATCCGGACCGTGTCATACCTTTCCTGCAGCTTGGGTTGAACTATGCCCGGGGGCAAACGGTTGAGATGCGTGCCCGGTTTCAAACGGTGGCGGCACTGCTCGAGAACCTTTCCTTTGCTTCCGGATTGGGGTACGAAACCTTGTTTGACCTGGAGTCCGCCTCATTTTCCTTTAACGTTCTCTCCGGTCGCAACCTGACGCCAGGCCAGACGGAGCATCCGCCGGTGATCTTCTCCCCGGAGTTCGATAATGTCGAGAGCATGGCTTTCCGTCATAGCATCCTGGACTCCAAAAACGTGGCGATTGTCGGCGGCAAGGGGGAGGCACAGGATCGGCTGGTGGTCTCGGTAGCCAACGGTTCTCCTAAGGGTCTGCAGCGAAGAGAAGTGTTCATTGATGCACGTGATCTGCAGACCGCAGAGCAACTGCTGCAGCGGGGAAATGAACGTCTGGCTGAATATGGGGAGGAGCTCGTCATGGAGTTCCAGCACCTGCCTTGGGGGCCGTTTAAGTACGGCACCGACTTTGACCTTGGCGACATTGTCCATGCACGGTATCCGGGCGTAGGCAGCACGGAATCCCGAATTGTAGGTGTGGTCGAAGAGCTCACGCCGGATCGGGGAGAGGCGGTCAGGCTGGTTGTCGGCAAGGAGTGGCCGGACCTGGTCAGCGTGCTGAAAGCAGATCGAAGAAATTTGGAGACGGAGGTGAGAAGATAGCATGACGGAGCAGTATCGTTTTTTTGGCAGCACCGAAGGGGACGTGAGGGAATACAATCAGCTCGAGTTTGCCGAGGTCTTTGACCGGTTCTTCCAGACGGGCATCTTCCCACGGGTTGGTGCAGAGCTCAAGGTACTAGAAACCGATCCCCAGCGGCTTGCCGTCCGGGTAAGCACAGGGCAGGCATGGCTGCGGGGCTACTGGTATCGTAATGATGACTTCAAGGAGATTGAACTGCCGCCGGCACATCCGGAGTTCCCCCGAATCCACCGCATCGTCGTTCGGCTGGATACGCTGAATAAACGGGATATCATCGCCACCGTTAAGGCCGGCGAGCCGTCGGCGACACCTGTGCCTCCTGCACTGGAGCAAAATGAGGAGTACTGGGAAATCGGTCTGGCTGACGTTTATGTGGCTGCGGGTGTGACGAAGGTCGATGCAAGCAACATTACCGATCTTCGGTACAGCGGCGGTGGCGGAAAGGCGGTTGGTCACGACTTCACCGACCTGCAGCTCCTTGCTGATCAGGCCGTTGCCAAAGCGAATGCAAGTCTCCCTAAAGACGGCAGTCAGCCCATGACCGGCGCACTCCGGTCAGCAGTTGGATCTGCCTCCGGCGGGCGCGTGCATCATTACCTGGGGAGCACCAATGATGTCCATCGGGTTGGCATTGGGTTGGATGGCGACGAAAACGGGGATGATCAGGTCGGGTCCGCCTTCACCGTGTGGGCCTACAAGAATAACGGGCAGTACCACAAGACGCTGATGCAAATCTGGCGCGACGGAACGGCCTTTATTGACGGGAAGCGTGTCATTCTGGCGGACTCCGGAGGAAGCATTGATTCGGCCACCATCAAGAATTCCACCATCAATGACTCCACACTCAATAACCCGCGAATTTTGTGGAATCGTGATTCCGACTATGCCCGGCTGGAGTTTGTGGACGAGGGAGCCAACAAGGATATCCTCACCTTAACGGTAGGTGATGATGCTCAAGGGTCAGATACAGGGATCGAGGATTTCTTCAGGCTGAAGTTCGGCGATGATACGGTGGCCCGTTTCCGCAGCCAATCTCTGACCGTTGGCGAACCGGGAGATGGTGTTGAGCTTTACAAAAACGGTGACATCTGGCGGGATGGAATTTATCAGCCGAAAACCAGGCACAGCAGTACCGGAGTCTTAGAATACTTGCATACTAGCGGGGAATGGAGGGTTGCAGGTATGAGCACAATCGTGGTAAGCGGCACGGTTCAGGAAACGGTACATGCAGGAGGGGCCGACTTTGCAGGTGGCGGCTCCTACGGCCAACGAAAGTACCTCGTAGCGAAGCACATACCAAAAGGCGTGGGTGAGGTAAACATTGTCCTTGATTTCTATAACAACACAAATTCGAGCGGCGGATATCAAGGAATCAGCATATTCTCCCCATTACAATACATGTACTACAGCAGCGACACGTCCGGGTACTTTGCACGGGAAGCATACAACGGGTACGGCCCGTTATGGTGGCATGGTTACGGGACATATTGGGACACAGATACGGACAACCTTATGAACCAGAGTCTAGTGGCCGGGGCGGGCCCGGCTGGCGGAGGTACTATGCAAGCCAACTCATGGACAACCATGGAGACAACGGTAAAGGTTTCGTCAAAATTGCCGATTTACGTATTGGCGAGTAACAGCCTCGGGGCGTTCAAAATTCAAAATGTCCGTTTCCGTTATGACGTTCTATAAGGAGGCTTAAGTCAATGTACGCCATTTACAACGATGGAGGAAGGCCCAATGGAATCCTGCCCAATGTTACGGATGAGGTAGCGGCACAGCTTCCGAGTGGCTATGTATTATTCGAGGGTGAGCCCCTTGAAATCCCAAAGGGTCACCACCTTGTCGTGAATTGGGAGACAAAGGAGGTAGGCACAGAACCTTCGCCGACACCTCCGAAATCACCTCAAGAGGTGGAACTTGATGAACTGAAGAATGAGATTTCCGTTCTTCGCACGACAGTCAACTATCTCTTGGGAGTCTAACGGAAGGGAGGGAAATGGATGCCGAGTGTACTTTTTCCGCATTTTGAGATTTGCTGGGTCAAAAAGGCCGTAACCGCAGCTCAGCTTCAAACCGCTGTAACGAAGAAGTACATCACAGAGGAAGAAAAAGCACTGATCGAAAGCAAAGAGCAGCAAAAATAAATCTACAGACAGACCTCCCAGCTTAGTTCCAAATACGAAGTGCTGCCTCGATCCGATCGGGGTTATTTCGGTTTCCTTAAGAGGCGAGGGAGCGCTCCAGTCCTTGGAGAGGAGGTGTATGCATGAGCGGAGAGGATGCAAAGGTGCTCAGTGAGCAAATAGTCAATGTACGGCTGGATATCAGGGAGCTAAAGACCATGATGGCCGATATCAAAGACTTGAAGGAAAAAGTGGATGACGTGGATGATACAGCTAAGGAAGCTTTGAGCTCCACCAAATCTTCCCATAAGCGTCTTGATGCTATCGATAGGTGGTTGTTCTGGTTTGGCACATCGATCTTGGGAAGCATGCTCTTAGGCGGTTTGGGGCTGTGGAAAACGTATAAGCCATAAGGAGGCTATGATGATCACCATTAAGCAAAAATTCATCCCGATCGAGAGCCCTAACCGTCCAGGACGTCGGCGCAAAGCGCAAGGCGTCCTTTTTCATACTACAAATAACTGGAAGGACGGGGCGGGCGATGAGTTGCATGGGGAGTATATGGCTACGGTTAAGGACCGGGTCGTGAGCTGGCATGTAACAGTAGATAAGGACAGCGCGACACAGCATATCCCCTTTGACGAGAACGCCTTTCATGCCGGGGACGGCAACGGAATGTATAACACCTATTGGATCGGTGTGGAGATCGCCTGCGAGGCTGTCAAGCCCGGAGAGCCTCTGGATTTGGCTACCTATCGCAATGCGGTCGATGTGGTTGCTCAGATCATGCTGCAGGAGAGCTTCACATCGTGGGAGCAGTTGCAGCCGCACAAAGTGGTTTACGGCAAAGATTGCCCTCACCATACACTTTTTGTTCACGACAGGTTCAAAAGAGATGTTTTCGAGAGGATGGGGATCAAATTGCTTCCTGCAGTTGTAAAGGAACGGATCTATGCCCAAGGCGGCGTGCTTAAGCGTTGCGATGGAGATTACAAGATGAAAGCCACGGATGTGCGGTATCTGAAGCTTGACGGCAAAAAGCTGAAGTTTCAGTTTGTGGCCAAGACCGGCGCCAAGGTGTCGGATCTGCTCGCGGAGTATAGTGCTGATTTTGCAACGAATGCGCCATATTTCTGGGATGGCAAGGTACTCGGGGATGCGGTGGCTGATGGCCAGGTGATTGCCCAGGCTTACGGCAAGATGCTCAGCTGGCATGAGTTTGGCGTTAAAGGAGGACGGCCGCAGATCGGCCAGCTCGATCCTACCGTTCAGTGGGATGTGCTGGTGCAGGGAGCTCCTCTGCTGATCGAAGCCGGCAATTTGTGCTGGGACTATTACCGAGTGCTCCAAGAAGTGCCCAATGACATTGGCACAAGCCGCGCACAGCGCACCGTTTACGGGCTGGATGCCTCTGGGGATCTGCATATTGCTGTGGCGGACGGCCGGACACAGTACGACCAGGGCCTGACGCTCGAGGAAGCCGCACTTTACATGCAATCGAAGGGCTGCACCTGGGCACTCAATTTCGACGGTGGCGGATCCAGCGTACTCGCCCAAAAGGGCAAGGGCAGCCTGGGTCAGAACCAGGGAGCCGGGGAACGCGTGGTGAATCACGCCCTGTTGATTTGGGTTGTGGGGCCGGAGCCGATCACGCCGCCGGTAGCCTCACCGTCCGGCGAAGCATGGAAGCAGGAAGCCCTCAACTGGCTTGCAGCACAAGGCGGCATTGAAAGCCCGCATGACCCCAACGAACCAGTTGAATTCGCCGAGCTTGCAGTGGTTCTCAAAAAATTATCCGAAAAGGGAGCGATCTAATCATGATCATGGAAATCATTCAACCTCATTTCACTGAAATTGCCCAATCTGTTCTGACCATTGCCGCACTTCTCGCACTTGCGGGTCTCCGGCAGGTTAAAAAGAAGGCGCTAGAGCTGTACAAAGCACAGACGACCAATGAACAGCGTGAGGTTCTGAAGAAAGTCGGCACAGAGGCTTTTGCTCACGCTGAGACGCTTTTCAAAGGGATGGGCGGAGAGGCAAAGCTGAACGCAGCATACGAGTATGCCTCCAAGAAGCTGGGCCAGCTGGGTATCAACCTCTCGGGGGATGAGATCAAGGCGTCCATCCATAAAGCGTGGCTGGATCATAATGTGAAGGTTCAGCCCGCCAAGCTGAATGATTCCGGCACAAGCAGCGACCAGAAGGTAATTTAACTCAAACTCCCCCACTGGCTACGGCTGGTGGGGGAGTTTTTATTTGCGTCTTAATGCAGTTTCCATATCTTGAAATGGGAACGTTTGTTCTGTATATTTGGTTAAGAGGCTTGTATTAGGAGGGGACTTAATTGAAAAAAACAAGGCCTGTTTTAGCAAAATGCGTCGAGGTATCTAAGGAGACTAAAGCGAGAATATGCAGGGAAATAGCAAATGTTGTGACAACAAGAATCCCCAGTTCATGGTTGGATACGAGCCAAGCAGTTAGTTATACAATCAGTTTTTCTGAGAAAAGTCTTGTTATTTCAGTGGCTGAGGCAAGTGTGCAGCCAAACGCAAGCATGTTACCTTTCCTGACTGAAAAGTTTGGCCCACCATCTAACCTATATGCAAACAGAAGCAAGATCAAACCTGAGCTCATAATTCTTTATATGACCTGGGAGAATTTTAACGAATCAGTCGTTTCGAAAGGGAATGTTGATAATGCTTTCCGATATTGAACGCAAGATTCTAAGAATCATCGCGAACTACTGGAGTGGCCGTCATCGGTGTCCATCGATCGAGGAACTTATGATAAAGACAGGACGAAGCAAAGAGGGCATTTACAAAGTTCTAGAAGTACTTGCAAAAGAGGAGTACATCGAGTGGTCCCCTACGATCCCCCAAGTTATGTTGGTCATCGATCCGTATGAACGAGATGCGCCGACCAATCGAATGGGACCGGTGCGAACCCAAACCAGGTACTTCAAGGATTAGTCTAGAGTCACCCATATCCATGATGCATTAACTAAGAGGATACGGGTTACATGACACCTTTTATAAGGGATGACAGCTAGTAGATACAAAGTAGCCGCGGGCTTACCGTGGCTTTTCGCTTATCAAAAATTATTTGAAATGGAACTAAATTACTGTGCCTTTCATATCAAAAACGATGGTATTTGAGACGTTGTCGTTCAACTAACGGGCAGGATTGCGTGGTAAAAGTATTGAATATAATGGGTATCAATTAAGGGTGGGCGATACCGATGAAGTGTGAACTTTTGAGTGAACATA